ATCTTTTCCCTTTTGGGGATTGATACATTGATCGTCACCTAATTTGTTGCAAACAAGACCAGCAAGGTCAAGCTCACTAGAATCAGATGAACCGCCAGTGCCACGCCAAACGTGTTGTCCATTAACCCATGTCGCACCGCACTTCTCGCATTCTTTCCGTTCTAATTTCAGGTCGGAAAACTGTCGATCGGGATCGGTCATTGTAAATCTCCTTATTTTTTAATTGGTATAAGCGATTGCAGTCGCCCATACTTCACCTCCAGATGTTGTAACATCCAGAACTGCAGCAGCTTCCTTATCAATAATAATTCCCGTGTTAGGAGGAATCACTACAGAAGTTGGAACCGCGCCAGCAATAGTTACTTTGTTAGCAGCTGTATGGGCATTAACAACCCAAGCAAGAGTACCCGAAGTAAGAGTACCAGTACTCGGAGATGCTTGAATATCCTGTGCTTCAGCTAGTGGTTTGATGTTCATTGTAGTTTCTTTTTTAATTATTTATCAGCAATTCCAAGCTCTAAGAGACTTGTTTATCCTGGAATCGGGATCTGATGCAGTTTTTTTGGAAGTTAGTTTCTTTTTCATTCCTTTCATTCTTGCACAGAATGATGATCTTCTTTTATTACCTTTCTTTTTAGATGGTGCTTTCAGGTCAGAACCAGGATTCTCTGCTTCATAAGACTTGCGTCCCTTTTCATTGAGACCACCTTCTTTATTCTTACCAGACTTTTTTGTCCACGCTGCACCTTCACTAACTTCGTCCTGTTCTTTGACGCAGTTATTTACAACTTTACCACCTTTCATTTTGGTGCCTTGTTTCTTATATCCTTTCCAACATGACAATGCTTTTTCAGAAATTTGTCTAAATTCACTGAAATCCACACCTTCTTTCTTGGACTTATTACCCCAGTTCTTAGCACCTTTTTTACGACACTTGACCAAAGCACCAGATGCATATGCAGAAGGCCAAACATCATAACGTGATTTTACTTTATGATAACAAGCATCTTTCTTTTCCAACATTGTTTCTTCTTGAGTCACGTTTTTTGCCTTCCCTTTTTTGTTTGGATTTGGATCTTCTGATCTTTTCTTAGCAGCTCGTTTGTTTCTTTCGTCTTTACTCATTGATGCACGGTCATCTGCATCACGACAATATGGTTTTGTTGTTTGTCCTGGTTGTTTTGCACATGGTTTCCCATCGTACTTACCACCAGTTTGTTTCCAACCACCACCCTTAAACCAATCTTTAAGAGAATATCCTTTGTCCTTAGAGGACTTACCATCACGTTTTTCGTTAATCATTTTATTCTCCACCACCACCATCTCCACCACCATCACCGCCGTCACCAGTAATACCAGATTCTGCTGCAGCAGCAGATTTCTCACTATCACTTACATCATTAACGGTATATTTATCCCACATAGATCCACCATATCCACATGTACCACGTTTTTCACGTTTTTCACACAAACGACAATATTTTTCTTTTCCGCCATCAGAACACTTACTTTCAACCCAAAGATCAAAGTCAGCATGAACTAAATTTTGTACTCGGACCCAAGTGTTGGATTTCATTTATTTTGTCTTTCTTTTATTTATCTGAATTCATTTTTTTCAACATCTTTTGAAGTTCAGATGTACTGCCAACAAACATGGCGTTAGTTACATTAGTTGGTCCTTTTTGACTTTTCTCCTCTTCAATATCTTTAAGTTTCTTTTGATTATCTAATAATTTTTCTGTAATATCGGCAACGTGTTTAATGAGGTTGCCTGCGACTTCATACGCTCTTGGGTGATCACTACTCTGAGCGACTTCCAATGCTCCCTGGATCGCTTCCTGACCCTTCTCAACTAGGTTATATAGTTGTGCTCGACTATACTCATAGTCATTTACAACATCCGACCCTTCTTTAGGTTTTACTCGTACTTCTTTTGTTGGAGTTTCTGTTACAATTTCAGCTTCAACATTCAATGCTTCGTTTAGTTTATCAAATGGGTCAGACATAATTAATAGTTGGTAAAGGATTCGTTGAAACCAAAATCGTCATCTGCTTCAACTAAGATATGATCTGCATCATTAATGACTGAGAACTTGTTATCTCCACCAGTACCTTGAGATGTAATATCAACTGCAAATCCTTGTCTTGCATAAGACTTAGATTTTGCAACTCTAAAATTACTATCATCAATTCTAATGACAAAGTAATTTTGTTTATCTGTTAAACCACCGACAACTTGACCACTCGCGTCTTTATTGTAAGTAACTTTGTCTCCTGTAATAAATCCATGACTAGGGAGAGTAATAGTATTACTTGCAACATTGAATGATCCGAACGGGATTGAAGATCCATCTCTGTTGAGATCTGTTGGAGCAGCAGGTGTTGCACTGTATCTGACATACCTGGAACCAACTTCCATAGCGGCACTGATATCGACGTTGACCTTTTTGATAACGTCTGCAGTTGTGACAGGACCGTAGAGATATGTTTTAGCAGTAAATTGTAACGTATGAATCAGAGTTCTTCTTGTAGTAAAATCTGATTCATAATCGTCTTGAATACCGACACTGTTCAAGATGATTGGAATATCTTTCTTTTCACTCATTTTTGAAATGAGATTAATTGTAATATTAAATACTGGCTGAAAATACGGTAAAATTTGTTCTAAAATTTCTACAGAATCTTCATTATTTTTACTAAGAATACTTAATTCAAACTCAACATTATATGGTACTGGAGCATATGTAGAGTAAGATTTTTTAGTATCACCTTCTTTTTCAGCCCTAGATAACTGAATAGGTCCAAGTTTTCTTGTAGGATCATATTGAATACCCTTCATTTCAAATGACATTCTTGGTAATGTTATTTGAGTATCTGCACGACCATCTAAAGTTGGTTCAGCTTCAATACGGGCAAGAAATTTTTCTCTCGGTCCATAATTAAGAGGAACTTTGAGAGTTTGAATTACTTGTCCTGCATTATCAGTTCTATGCAGTTCAATATTATTGAACAGAGTACCAAAACCAATAATGGTTTTTCTGATAATTTCGTGATAAAAGTGTGTACCTAACATTAGAAGCTACCTGTTTGATTTCCGAATTCACCGAATGGATTACCTTCTGTCCAATCAACAATACCGTCTGCTTGAGTCTCGAAGTATGTATTTTCGGAAATATCGGAATTTTCAATTTCTATGGAACTAAAACTATCTATCACAGTTTCAGCCCCACTAGTTTCACCGATTAAAGTATCATCATCGGAAAAATTACCAACAATGTCAATTAATTCCAATTCTTTATTAGTAACATCATATCTTGCAACCTTACCTGTAGGTTCACTTGGAGAAGGTGTAATAGTTATTCTTGGTGCAGTTGTATAACCAGCACCAGTATTTTGTAACGTTATAGATGAAACTGTACCATTTGTTAATGTAGTCGTTGCAGTTGCTTGAGTTCTGGTTGGGGATGTAATAGTTACAGTTGGAACCTCTGTATATCCCAAACCTCTATTTGAAATATTGATAGAAGTAACAACACCATTTGAAATAGATGCAGATGCAGTTGCTTGAGTACCACCAGCAGGCGGAGCAGATAAAGTGACAGTTGGTGCAGTTGTATAACCAGAACCAGCAGTGCCGACAACACCAGTATTCACATCCGAAGTTATAGCAGTAACTCTGAATGTTGGTTGATCTACAACACCAGAAAGAGCAACTGTTACAATATCACCAACAACATAATTGATACCATCATTAGTTCCATTGATTGCAACTGTTGCAACATCACCATTTGCATCAGCAGTAAAGTCAATCCTCAATCCAGTACCAGAACCACCAGTTGTAACAATATTGTTTAGGACACTTGCAATACCAGTACCGTTATTAACAATTTCTAATGCTGTTACAATACCATTCTGTAATGTTGCAGTTCCTGTTGCATCTACTGCATCGGGAGCACCAATTTTTACAAGTGGTGCGGTTGTATAACCAGTTCCTGCCTTCCTAATTGTAAAATTATTATTTAATGTATAAACCGAAGATACTCCATTCTGTAAAATATCAGCAGTAAACTTAGTTCCATGAACCTTTTCACCAAACTCAAATACACCACCTGCAGTTAGAATTGCTTCAGCTGTTGCACCAGTTCCTGTTCCAGTAATTGCTACTGTAGGAGCGGTTGTAGTATATCCAGAACCTGGATT